CCCCGCGCTAAAATGGCCCGTTTCACGAGACTCTATGAACAAATTTCTCTCGAGGGGTTGCCACCAGATTGGACGACTACGTTCCAACATGCCGACAGCTTTGTCAAGCGGGAACTTTGCAACGTTGGAAAGCTTCCCCACCTCATCTATTCCCGCACAGACCTATATAATGTCCTTGTTGGTCCTGTTTATTTTGAATTGTCCCATTTTCTATATAGCATTTTTCCTTGTATTGTGCAACCTCTTTCCCCTGATCAGCTTGCAGCGCGAATTCGATCCATCTCCGATTCACGAGGAAACACCACCGCCTACAGCTTCGATGCGACCCGCTGGGATAGTAGCATCACAGAACAAATCCTCCTGGCTGAACACCGGATCACTGATTTCTTGTACGGAGGCTTGTTACCGTCTCACTTTCGACTCGCGGATTTTATGCTGCTCTCTACTCCAACAGGCGAAACATACACTGTTGACAATTTCCGCTCAACTGGTCAGCAGAATACGTCGATCGGAAATGCCGTTGGCAATCTTGTCGTTTATGCCACAGTTTGTTTTCAACGTGATTGGCACCCTGATTATGATTGTCTCTGCGTTAAAGGCGATGACCTCGCCCTTATTGCCCCCTATTGGGATTTTAATCCGGAAGATTATATTGAGTCCGCCTATCGCCACTGCGGGATTTCGTTTGAACTTATGTCCTGTGGAGATGTTGAGACCATTGAGATGGCTTCTTCGATCATTGTCGGCCATCTTGGCTCACGGCAGCTGTCTAAATCCATTCTCCGTTCCTGGTATTCATTGGATTCTGTTAACGACGGCTCTCTCTTATGGCGGCGACAGCAATTGGCTTGCTCCAATTTCTATCTCAATCGGCATTGCCCTGTTCTTGGTCCGTTTTGGTATTCAGTGCTCCTTCACGTTGGTCTTCCCCGTTCAATTAAGGGACTTGTTTCCATCATTGATCGGAGGAGGATTCAGGCGGCTCTTCAGCATGTTCGGAATGGCTACAACCCCCATTTCGATTCGACCGCTCGATCGACTTTCCAACTCCAGACTGGAATTCCGCCTGAGGCGCAACGGGAGTTCGAACTGGCTTGTTATAGTGCACCCCTCCCTTATGAACTTGTGCACCATTCTATTTTCAGGTATCTGTCGTTTCTGGCCGGAATGAAGTGGATCTTATAGGTCACTATCATAATATTAACATTTAGGTATTTGTAGTGCTTAATTATTCTATACTTACGAATTTATTTTTGTTCCTTCATTATTATTATTATTATTATACTCTTTATTTAAGTTTCCCAAGATCTTTTTCATAAATATCCATTTTCATATACACCGTAACCATGGCCATGAAACAGTCAAACATTGCTCGAACCCGACCGTCAAAAGGCCAGAAGGTTCGAAAAGTTGGCAAGAGACGCCAAAACAGACAATCCCCCCCAACCCAGAGGGTCGCTGCTGCCACAAACGTCGGTGTAGCGTTTAAAATGCCCACTAAGAGAATTTCTTCTCTTCCAAACGGTGTCATTTCCGTTCACAATAAGGAAATTGTTTTCACCGTTCAAGGCACTGCTACTGCCGGCGTTATTGCCGCTGGTGGAATCACTGGGATCCCTGTCGGGCTTGGTAGCACCAACTTCACCTGGTTGAGCAAATTTAGCTCCATTTATGACAAGTATGTGTTCAAGTCCCTCAAGCTCACGTTTGTTCCCACCCTTCCTACCACGACTAGTGGAGCTACTGCCGTTTATTTTGACTCAGATGAGGCCGCCACTCCCACTACAACATTTGCTCAGGCCGCCGTTAATGAGGCTGCCCTTGTTTGTCCGGTTTTTGAGCAGTGTTCCGTCTCAATTCCGCCCCACATGTTGAACCTTTTGCCCTGGTATGGCGTCACCGCAGCACCGGTGACACAAGGGTTCGTCAATGGGGCGCATACCGAGATTGTCTTGTTGAATGCCGCAGCAGCCGGCACCACTAATCTTGGCTATGTTATGGTCGAGTATATCGTTCACATGAAGAACGCCACTTCCTAGTTTTTATTATATTACTTTATTTATTTTCACTCTTTTAGGGTCTGCCCGTTACCCATTATTTTAAGGTTAGACGCTCTTTTAGGTCTATTTAAATTCTTCCTCAGGAAGTAAAGCCATAAATAGTTGTTTCTTTATTTAGCCATTTAGGCCTGTGTTTTTAGAGGTTTTCTCCGAATATCAATCGGTTTCCTCTAGTTAGTTTCTTTAAAACCCCAACCAAAGAACGTACAGAAACCACTGTCCTAG